GCCGCGATCCGCGCGCCACCATCCAGCCAGCCCGGAGATGAATGCTGGAGTGAACAGAGGTCCACCCGGCATCCGCAACACTCGCCGCTCGAATCGTCGGTTCACGGTACCGCCTGGAGGCCCTTGCCGTCCTTACGTTCGCTCGAACGCCACCACTTCAGGTTGAACGACGCCGAGCCGAGCACGTCCATGTAGCGCTCGTTCTTACCGATCCAGAAGTGAGCGATGCCCGCGGCCCCAAGCGTCGCCGCATCGACGAGCAAGAGCCCCGTCGTGCTCGTGGTGCCGGGGTTCGTCGACACCGGGCGGAACCGGATGTAGACGTTCCCGCCAACGGGCTGCAACGACACCCAGAACCCGCCGCCGCGGAGGTACTGCGGGTTCGCAGCCGCGACGCTGTTCTTGGTGAGGTCGAACGCGGCAGCCGCGCCGACCGCGGCGTTCTGCATCTCGTGAAAGAGCGCATCGTCGTAGCCGTCGATGGCGGCCGTGAGGTCGGTGATGGAGCTCGGCCCCTTGAGGCACGCTGCCTGGAAATCTGCTTCTTGTGCGGTCATCCTAGTTCATCCTCTCCAGTGGTCAGATCGCTGTGCTTGGTTTGGGTCGGTGTGTTTCGCGCCGTGTCGGCCGCTTGGCTCTCTTGCGCGGCCTGCTGATAGATGGCCTGCTGCGACTGAATGAACTGCGGCTCTTGGTCCGGTGTCGCGGGCGTGCGGAGGAGGATCCCGAGCTGGCGAAGCTTCGAGCCGTTGGGGAGATCCTTCTGCGCGGTGATGCTGATGAGCGCCTGATGGAACGAACGCCGCATGTCCTCCGCGAGCTTTGGGTACATCGCGTCGAGCGCATCCACGTGTTCGGCTCGGAGAGTGCCGGTCTTCATCGCGTAGCCGATGGTGCCGATGGGGTCCTCGAACACGTCGGCCTTCGCGTTCCAGCTCATGAGCTGCGATTTGCTCGGCTCGTTTCGGATCGTCGGAATGAGCGGCGTCTTCGGTGTGCCTTGGGGTACCTGAGACGAGAGCCACGCCACCGCGTTCGCTCGCGTCTGCTGGTACTGCATGGAGAGCTTCGGCGCGACGAGAGGATCGGGCGCGTGCGGGTCGGTGCGGTTCTGCGGCGGCGTCGCGGCGTCCTGCTGCACCGCTTCGATGCGCCGCGCGATGCCGGCGAGCGTGCCGGCCTTCGCGCCCATCGTCGCGCTCTGCCGACTGAAGAACGACTTGATCGCCGTGTCCTTCAAGGCGTCGGTACGCATGACCGCGCGTTGCATGCTCTCGAGCGTGCCGGCCTTGCGAAGCACGGACGCGGCGATCTGGTCGCCGTAGTGCTTGACGCCGTACTGCAGGCCAGCGCCGACGAGCCCGGCGAGCGGGTTGCCGGTCATGAGCCCGCCGATGATGCCGAACTGCTCCGAGAGGCCGATGGTGCGATTCGAGCTCGAGCGGGCCACGCCCTGCTTCGTCGCGCGCGCGAGGTCGGACGCCTTGCCGAAGCGATCCTTTGCCCCGGTGTACGCGTCGCCGACTTGGCCGCCTGCCGTCTTGGCCGCGCCCTCGATCTCCGACTCGGCGAGCCGACGCATCTCCTTGAACGCGTCGTTTACGGCCTTGCCCTCGACCACGAAGTTCGTCTTGGAGTCGAGCGAGCGCCGCCAGTCGTGGAGCTTCTCCCACGTCATCGCGCCTTGGCGCGCCTCCACGTCAGCGACCTTCGCGGCTGCGGCTGCTGCGTCTTGGCTGCCGCCCGCGGCGATCTGGCGCAGCCCCGCGAGCGCCTCCGGAGATGTGTCGAGCCCGGCCGCGACGCGGAAGTCCGTGAGGAGCGACTGCACGCGTTTCGCTTCGGCCTGGAACACCGGGTTCGCTTGGAGCTTGCCAACGATGTCCGTCTCGGCGCGGTTGATGAAGTTCTGCACTCCGGCGATCGGCTTGAGCTCGGCGCGCGCACCGGCCACGGCCTCCGCGTCGAGACTGCGCACCGCGGCGCCGACAGCCTCCCCGGCTTCCTTCTTCATCGCCAGCACGGCCGCGTTCCGGTCGGCAGGGCTGGCGAGGTTCCATGCCTTGTCGCTGTACTTGCTCCAGTTCTCCTGGAGCCAGTTGCCGAGCTCGGCGGGGCTCTTGCCCATCGCCGCGAGCGCGTCGTACTCCGCCTTCCGCGCGCCGGTCGCCGCGTACGCGTACTTCCCGGAGAGCTCTCCGGCGATCTCGCTGCCGGTCTTTCCCTCGATGCGTCCCAGCGCCCCGCTGCCGAGCTTCGCGAGCCCCTCCCCCGCACCCCTTACCGCGCGGCCTGCGAGCCCGCCCGCGAGCCCGAGCCCGCCGCCAAGGGCGCCGCCCGCGAGCGCGCCGGAACCCGCGCCCGCCAGGAGCTTCTCGGCGGTCAAGCCCTCGTCGCCGAGAGCCGCTTCGGACACTGCGCCGCCCGCGCCCATGAGCCCGCCCTCGATGGCGCCTCCCACGGCCATGCCGCCGGCCTTCGCGAGCAGGCCCTCACCCAGCGCTCGAGCTGCGATGCCCTCGCCGCCACGAGCGAGCGCGCCCGAGAGGCCAATCGGCGTGTACTCGCCGGCCGTGAGCAGCGACGGGAGCACGACTCCGCCGACCTCACCCACGGTGGAGGCGATCGGGTTCGCCTTCTGGACCCCGGCCACGTAGTCCTTCCCGAGCAACCCCGCCGCCGCGTAGTCACTGAGCCCGAGCGACGCGCCGCGCGCGGCTCCGAGGCCAAGGGCTGCAGCCTGGTCGCCGTAGCCGCCGAATTGGGCCTGATTCTTTTCGTAGTCCGCCTCCCCACTGTCGAGCGCCGTCGCGCCAGCCTGGAGCGCCTGCGCCGCGTCCGCAGCCGCAACGGTGCCTACCTGGCCATCGGCCAGACGTACCGCAACGCGCTTCGGGGTCGTCGCGGGCTCCGCCATCAAAGCCCCGGCTTGAACGAGCCGGGCACCGTCCCGGCGTCAGGGGATTGCCCCGTGTACCGAGCCGCCGGCTTCGCGGCACCGGTCGCCCGGTTGACCGTGTAGCCGCTCTGGACAGGTTCGGCTTTGTACGTCTTGACAGCGGTCTGAAACTGGGCGTTGCGGAGCTGCGCGAAGCGCTTCGCGACCTTGGTGCCGTCCTCGAGGAGCGCGAAGGGGTCGCCGATCGCCCGCTGCAGCACCTTGGCATCGTTTTCCGAGTTCATGCCGTTGGTGCCGTCCTTCGCCGCGAGCCAGAGCTGCTCGAAGTACGACGAGAGTTGCGCGCGCGCCTGCATGCTCGATCGCCATCCGCTTTGCTTCGTCACCGCTTCGATGTTGCCGACGAGATTGGAAATGTCCTGCGCGCTCGTGCTCTTTGCTGCAAGGATCTTCTTCTCGTCTGCCGATGCCGCCGCGTAGTCCCGCCCGTCGGGTCCTGAGAACGTGAGAGCTTGACCCGGGCCTTCCGTGGCTCCGCCGCCGACAACGCCGCCGCCGACCATCGGCCGGAGCTGCATGTCCTTGATCGCTCGGTCCTGCATCATGCGTCCTCGTGTGTCGAGGATCTGAGCCTTCAGGCCGTCGTGGATCTCCATCAGCTTGGCCTTCTGCTCGTCGGCCAGATCCATCTTTGCGTACGAGTCGATCTGGTTCTGTGCAACCTGCAACTGTTGCAGGCGAACGATGTTCTTCGCCGAGTCGAGGTCACCCGTTGCGCTCATCGCGCGCTTCAGTGCCGAGTCCGCAGAGGCTCGCTTGTTCGACAGGTTCGCCTGTTGCGCTTGCATGTCGTCGGCCATCGCGCCCTGAATCATCTGCAGCGCATAGTTCGGCGTGTTCGTCAGCGATGCGCCGAGCGCGCCGAGTCCCGCGCCGATGATGAGAGCGATCTGCTGGCCTGCGCCCCGAGACGCGAAGAAGTGACCCTGATCGACCTTGGCGTCCTGCGCTTCCTTCTGCGCCGCGTCGGCGGCGGAGTCGGCCCACTGCTTCGCGTTCGCCATGGCCGCCGCGTGGTCGGCCTGCGCCTTGAGCTGGCCTTCGAGCATCGCGCGCTGGTCGGCGTACGCCTGCTGCGCTCGCTGCGCGGACGCGTCGATCGCCGTCATTCGGTCGTACGTCTGGCCTTCGAGATCCTGATTTCGTTTGCCAAGCGCCTCGAATTGGTCGTTCCACCCGGCGTCGTACTCGGTCCGGTTCGTGTCGTCCTTGCCCGTCGGGTTGAGGAGGTCGACCTGATGGGGCGGGACGTACCCGCCGCCTTGGCCGAAGATGACCGGGGGGCGCATGGGCACGCTGGGCGGGCCATCGGTGCCGAGCACGGGCTCCGGCGCTTTCGGCTCGTCCTGCAGCTGTGCCGGGTTCGGGTTGAGTCCGACGGTCATGATCTGACCCGTCGTCGCATCAGGACCCGCGCCCGTAGCGACGCCGCCGGCCTTCTGGAGCGTGTCCAGGTCGGCCTTGGCAGGCATCTGCTGGTTGACGGCGTTGTTTGCCACGCCGCCGATGGCCTGGAGCGCTTGCCCCTTGAGCCCAGCGATGTCGATGTCGGTGCCAGGAATCGCGAAATCAAGCGTCGAGTGCGCCTGACCCGCATCCTGCTGCGCCGCATACTGCTGCAGCGGGTCTTGCGACTGCGCGAAGCGGTCCAAGCTCGGATCCACCACCGTCGGCTGGTTGCCGAGGAGGCCCATCTGCGCGGCGTATGCGCGAAGCTCGTCGAGAGAGGGATCGTTGCTCATCGCGTCACCTTCGGTGGTTGCTTCGTCAAGAGATGCTCGTTCGGGATCAGCCCGGGATAGCCAGCGGGAGCGAACCCAGCGTGATCCGTGCCGGTCGCGCCAGAAGCGAGCACCCGGTTGACGAGCCACGGAAGCGGATCGCTCGCGCGCTTGAGCGAGTGCTTGGACTTGTCCTCGGGCACCACGGCAAGCACCGTCATCGGCGCCGGAGGCGGAGCCGCGGGAGGTGGCATCGGCGGGGGAGCCGACGGCTGCGGGGCTACGTTCGCGGGCGTGAATAGCCCGAGCTTCGCCGCGTACTCCTGGAGCGCCCGAAGCTCTTCCTCATTCATAGGGGTTCTTCTTCTGCTGGTTCGCGTCGTACGCGCCGTACGCCGACGCGACGCCGCCGAGAACCTGAGCGCCGAGCCCCACGCCTTGGCGATTCGCCGCCTGATTCGCCATCCACTGGTTCAGATTGGCGTTGAGCCCGAACGAGTCCATCCCGAGCTTGCCCATGTCCATCTTCTGGCCCTGCGTCGCCGCCCAGAGACGCCACTGGTCATTGAGGTCCCGCCAATTGAGGTTGTTCTGCGCGTTCTGCGCGGCGAACGCGTTCTCGGCGTCGAGACTCTGCTGGTCGGTGCCTCGCAGTGCGTCGGCTGCTCGAGCGGCGAGCGCTTGGCCCTGCAGCATGTCGGCCTGTTGCTGCGCGCCCATCTGCGCCGCGTTGCCGGCCTGGTTCGCTCCGAGCGCGCCTTGCGCGACACCGCGAGCGGACGCTGCGCCGCGAGCGCCACCGCCGGCCATCTGCGCGCCGCCGAGTAGTGCAGCGTTCGCCGTGTTCTGCTGGAGCGCGAGCTGCTGCTGCTGCGGCGTGACTCCGCCATTCGCTTGCGCCATCGCGAGGTCGTACGCGTTCTGCTGATCGCCTCGCGCCTGCGCGGCCCAGGCTCGTTGGTCGTCGTACTGCTTCTGGAGCCACGGAGGGATCGGCGCTTGCTGCTGGCCGTTCTTGCCGAGATCGCCGAGTCGCTTGCGCGTGAGATCCTCGAGCGCGCCCCCCGCGCCATTCATGCCGCCGTAGGTGGTCGCGTTGTCCTTCTCGTTTTTGACGTTCGCTGCTGCCCAGAATCCCATGACGATCCTCCTATGCCGCCGCGGCCATCATGCTGGCGATCGTGGCGAACGCTGCGGCACCGGCGCCGACGCTTTGAGCGTTGTTGTTCGCTTGCGCGCCCTGCTCCTTGATCCAGTAGTCGTACCAATCCTGAGCGGCCTTCGTTTTGGCTAGGTTTGAGTCCATCGCGAGCCCTTCGAGCCCCTGGACGAGCCCCTGATTACCCTTCGCGCCCTGGAGCCCGAGTGCCTGGTACCGCCCGAGCTGCTGGGCTGCCGCTTGCTGGCCTGCGAGGTCGCCGCCGCGGAGGCCCGTGGAACCCGTGCCGTACGCGTTCAGTGCGTTGCCCATTTCGGTACCTCGCGCGAGCCCGCCTTGACCTGCGACCTGGCCCAGCGCCGCGTTGCCCGCGAGCATCTGATTGCGCTGCGCGAGCGCGTTGCCCTGCGGCGCGTGCATCTGGTTGATGCCTTGCCCGAGCCCGATCGCCGACTGCGCGTTCGCGTAGCTCGGGCCCTGACCCATCGCCGACCTGCGAAGATTGTCGAGCGACGCGAGCTGGTTGGCGCGCGCTGCAGCGACTTGCTGCGCGTAGGCGCTCGTGTCGGTGAACGCGGGAGTCGGTCGACCGAGGATCCCCGCGTTGACGAGTCGATCCGCATTGTCGCTCGCCGCCGCCTTGTTCTTCTGTTCCTGGTCCCAGTTCGCGTTGGGGAGACTGCTCTTCCCCTGGTCCATGGAGTAGCTCGACCCCCAGATTTTGCCGGCATCGGGGACGTAGTTCGGGACACCCATCACTGCACCTCGGGAAAGCGGTTGATGCTCGGCTTGACGCCGAGAGAGACGGTCAAGCCATAGAGGATCGGACCCTGCGCGGTCGTGGAGCTGACACCCGTCGGCGTCGCGTCGGTCACGAGGATCCTCATCGACATGGCCTTCTGGCGAGCCCACTTCAGAGCGCCTTGCGACTTCGGCGTGGCCCACGTCGCGATGTCCGACGCAAGAAACGTCCACGTGTCCGCGCTGTAGCTGTCGCTGTCGTCGTAGCCGAGGCTCACAACCACATCGCACGGCGAGCCCTGGACCCACGCCAGCGCACCCTCACGGAAGCGCGCGAACCCCTGCGCGCCCGAGGGGCGGATCCACGCGGTACCGACCTGGAGAGTCACCCACGTCGCGTCATCCTTGTACGCACCGGTTGCGGTGAGGTTCGTGTTTTCGCTCGTGCAGATGCCGGTACGGCCTGCGCCGTACCAAACTCCGTCGATCACGCAGGAATGCTCCCACGCAGCGTGTGCGGCAACGTTGATCGAGTCGTAGTAATCGAACACGCTCCACGCGTTCGTGACGTAATTCCAGTTCAGGACGTAGCCGGTCGTGGCCGCTTCCGTGGCTCGCACGGTGAACCGAACCTCATCGCGTGCAGAGTGCAAGCATGCGCTGGTGATGACCGGGTACGTGGCGAGCGTGTCCTCGATGGGGGCGCCGATATACTGCACATCGAACGAGCGCGAGAGCACGAAGAGCTTGGAGCGATTCTGGAACACGACTCCCAGCGGGGTGTTGACGACGCTGCGCCAGTCGCTCGTGCAACCGATGTCAGTCACGAGCTTGCGAGGAGGAGCGAAGCCACCTTGCTGCCCGCTGTTGTCGGGGCCTTCCCCGGCGATGACGTAGATCCCGTCGCTGCGGAACACGACGAGCTGCCCGTCCATGCTCGCAAGCGCGGTCACTCGCCCGCCGTCGGGCATGTACTGCACGAGCGAATCGGAGAAGTACGGAACCGTGGTGCCGCCGTCGAACACGGTGGAGATCCACAGCGTCACACCGTCATCGCCGACGCCGACGAGCCGCCCGCCGTGGGCGATCATGCACGTGAGCGAGGAAGGGCATCCGGGCGTGAGCCGGGACGTGTCCAGCGTTTCGTTGACGATGATGCTCGCGTCGCTCGCCGAGTCGATGTAGGCGACGGTGGCCTGTTCAGCGGCGCTCTGAGCAAGCGCAGGGATCGCGCCGGTCCACACTCGGTAGTAGACGCCCGAGACGCCCGCGCCGATGGTCGTGCGGTAGATCGCCACCGCAACAATGCGCGTACGGCTCGTGTTCTGGCGCTGCGTCGCGTGGAGACATCCGAGCGTGGCGGTCACCTGCAGGTTGCCTGCTGCCGTCGTCGCGCTGCCGAGGTACATCGGGGCCGACTGCGAGCGCTGGCCCTTGTCGTCTCGATATTCGAAAACGTACGCGTAGTAGTACGTACCCGCAGCGATGCCGGCGCCAGCAGTGGCGGCCACAGCCCCCGTGCGCGGGTCATGGAGGAAGCCCATCTCCACGGCGCTCGAGCCATCGGCGACCTGCGGTGTCCCGCTGGCGATGTAGATCGCGTCGCCAACCTGCGAGGTCTGGTTCGCGTTGTAGGGCGCCTGGATGTCGATGAGGTCGATGCCGGTGCCTCCGCTCGCGGTGCGCTCCACGCTGCCGACGACGAGGTAGCGCGACGTCGACACCTGAGCGGCCGCGCTCGTGATGTAGAGCGCGGACTGGAGCCCGGTCACGATGCGCGGGGCGATCGTCGCGATGGGGCGCGGAGGCCGGTAGGCTGCGAGCGTCGCCGCGTAGCCGTCGAGCACGTCGACCGTGAGGTAGGTGGCCTGCGTGACGCCGCTGAGGAGCGTGGACTGCACCACGTTGGCGCAGACGCGTGAGTCGAGCAGGAACGGCTTGGACGCGATGCCGTAGCCGCGGAGCGGCTGGTACAGTCCCGACGGTCCCGACGTGGAGAACCGCGAGGAGTAGTAGCCGGTAGGCGCGTTGAAGAGCGAGCCGGTGATGACACACCGGGTGCTCGTCTCGCGAACGATGCCGATCCGGTAGTACTGCGTTGCGACCTCGGACCACGCGACACCATCCGTGGTCGTCGTCGCGAGCGTCGTTGTGTTCAGCCCTCGGCCGATGACGCGCGTGTTCGTGCCATCATCGAACGCGTTCGCTACCCAGATTTGCTCCGCGGTCGTCGCTTGCACCGCAACGCCTCGCCCCTGGGTGAATCCGAAGGCTCCAGTGGTTGCCGCGAAGGCTGCGGTTGCAGTGACCGCGGGCGTCGTCGACACGAGGCAGACCTTCAGGTTGCCCGCGTTCGCGCCGCTGTTGGTGATGTAGGCCAGTACCATGTTGGTACCGCTCTCCATGGCGCATGCGTCGAAGAGCCCGCGGAAACCGCAGTCGGCCACGAGCGCAGCGGACGCCGAAAACGCCCACGAAGAGATGGTAAACGAGATGGCGCGGATCGTCCCTGCGACGGCCGTAGCCTGGTAGAAGATGACTACTTTCCCGTTGGTGACGACGACGCGCGCCTCATCTCCGCCGTTGCCCGTGTCGATGTTGATTGGCCCGTAAACCACCGCGTTCTGCGCGAGGTTGAACACCACGAGCTTCACCACCGACGCTTCGCAATACACGATGAATGCGTAGGTTCCGTCCGTCGCAACATCGTAGCTCGTGACCGCATCGCTCGGCGTCGCGATGCTGTAGCGCTTGACCTGCACCGGGCGCACGTCGTCGATGTCGCTCCACGTCGGCTTCGCCGGGTCGTATGCCCAGAGGCGATGACTCGAAAGCATCGCGAGCCCTCCCACGGGGCCGCGAAAGAGCCGCTGCTTTCCGGGGTACGTCTGAAGCCCGTTGCCCGCAGCGCTGAATGCGTTGCCGGTGAGGATCGTGGTCCCCGGCCGCTTTCGGATCGTGCCGAGCTTGTCGATGACGGCGTTGACCATCGTCGTCGCCGAGCCCATGGGCTGCAGGCGCGGATCGTTCTTCTGCTGAAGTCCCGTGGCGAACGGAACATCAACGTTTTGGGCTTCGAGCGCCATCAGAACACCAGCACATCGAGCGTGCAGTCACGCTCGGTCTGGAGGTAGATCCACTGGGACGACGTGCGCCCGGTGGGGAGAGCAAGCTCGATGGGAAGCGCCGGGTAGTCGCCCGCGGCGCCCTGATAGCGCGTGATGACGAAGCCGGTGTACGCGCGACGTAGGCGATGCTCGATGAGTTGGCTCACTCCGCCGACCATTGCGATGTTTCGCACGAGCACTCCGGAGCCGAACACGTTGGCGGCGGTGAGGCGCGCAAGCTCTTCGATGCGCGCGTCTAGCTCGAGCAGAAGGCGCGCGAGCTGCTCCGGATTCTTCGCAAGGTCCGCCGTGGCCCTCGGCCGCGCGATGCCGGGGATCGGCTTCGTCGGCGAAGCGACGCGCCCACCGTTCGCGATGTTGACGACCGTGACGGGGCCGCGGTTGTTGCCGGGGGAGGCCATTACGGGAACTCCCAGCCGGTAACCGGACCCCACAAGATGCAGAGATTCGCGCCCATGATGCGGAAGCGCGGCGTCGGCTGGAACGGCTCGCGCTCGGCGAGTTGCTCCACGTCCACGATGCGCGACGGCCATCCAGCCTCGCGGTCTGCGGCCATGGAGGTGATCTCCGCTTCGACGTCGGCGCGCTGGGCCATGATGACCGAGACGTCGGACTCTTCCTTGTTCAACGCCTTGATGCAGGCGTCGAGGATGACCCACTCTTCCCAGCCGTTGACGCCGTCGAACGTGTCGGAGCCGGCCGTCATGCGCGCGAGCACGGGCGTGTAGATCATGGTCACGACGTAGCCCGCGGTGGGCGCGCGCTCGGACCATCGCGCGTATTCGTGCATCTCGAACGGGCGCATCTCCTGATTGGAGCCGCCGTTGGCGATCATGACCGTCTGAGACTCGAAGAAGTCCGACGGCAGCGCGTAAGTGAGGCTGCTCGTCGTCGTCCACGTCGTGGAGCTCGACTGGTACGAGTGCCCTCGCGACGAGGTGAACTTGTTCTGGCACCGCGCCGCGCTCTGGTTGATGTACTCCGTCAGCGTTGCGTCCGTGATGAACGTCGAGCCCACCATGTCGCATCGCTCCCGAACGTCGGCGATCAGACTCGTCAGCGTCCGGGAGCGTGCCATCTCAGCAGACCTTCATCATCGCCTTGAAGGCGAGGAGAAGAGCCTCGTCGTCGTTGCCTTTCAGTGCCGCGCGCAGGTCGGCCGCGGCTCCGAGCTCGTCGGAGTCCTCGCCCTCTTCGTCGCCCTCGACCATGGCGAGCACGGGTTCGGACTTCATGCCGCCGCCGTGATGTAGAGCTTCAGGAACACCCCATAGCCCGACGTGAGATCCACCGCGGTCGTTCCGTTGGAAGTCTTCACTGCGGTGAACGTCACGACGGTTGTGGTGCACGCGGTGATCGAAAGCTGCAGATCCGCCGCCGCGCCGATGAGCGTGACGTCGGCGCCGCAGAGGGTTCCACCGGGCACGTCGGCAAGAGTTGCCGTGTACGTGCCGGTGCCGGTTCGGGCAAAGGTGATCCCTCGGCCCAAAACCTTGGTGGGGGCAGACGCGCTCGCGCCGGTCATCCGCCCGATGTACGTCTGCACATCTTGCTGATTGTTTCCGAGCCCCGGGTAGAGAATGCCTACGGTCATGACTTACGCTCCGAAGCTCGTGAGGCGACCGCAGGCGAAGGGCGCGCGGCAGGTGAAGTTGTAGTAGCTGCCGATGCGCATCTCGTACGCGTCGTAGCCGTCGCGCGCGCGGACGAGCTGTCCGTCCTTCTCGAGCGGCTTGGGGGTCTTCCCCACGCTGATGGTCTCGCAGTGCTCGTTCGCGAGGAGGAACGCCTGCTGCACGGGGACGTTGATGTCTCCCTTGAGCTTGACCGGGCCGCTGTCCGTCTCGAACTCGATGAACTCGACGCCGGCCGTCGCGCTGCTCTTCTGGTCCGGGCGGATGTAGCGCGCGCGGGATTCGAGGAGCTTGACGAGCGACACCTTGTCGCGCGGGTTGACGTAGAGCGTCTTGTCCGATCCGTCCTGGATGCTGACGGTCGAGCAGAGCTCGAGCACGGCCGCAACCATGTCCTTCGACGCGCCGCTGAGCGCCGTGCCTGCAAGGGCAACGGTGTCGGTGGTCCGGGTCGCGCCGAACAGCGCGGCCGGCGTGGTGCCGCCGACGACCCATTGTCCCATTCCGGTACCGACGGCGTTGTAGTCGCCGAGCCGGTAGAGGAAGTCTCCGACGACGAGCGCAGTGATGACCGTGGTCCAGTCGACGCTGGTGCTCGTGAGCGTGCCCGCCTGGCGGTTGATGCCGGCGATGACTTCGGCCGCGCCGGAGTTTCGCGGCGTCGCGCCGTCGGTGGCCGAAGCGGTGACGCTCATGCCCACGTAGAAGTTGACGACGCGCGAGGGCTCGCTTGCGGCCGCCGCGGTGCCGAGCGTCAGCGTGACGGTCGAAAGGACCGAGACGATACCGCGCGAGCCGGTGCCGGTGCCGAAGTACTGGATCGAGAGCGAGCGGATCGCTTCCTGGTACGCGGTGTCGACGCGGTCTTTCCACGCATCGACGACGGCGCCATCGGAGCCGCTGAGCTTCTCGTAGTCCTCACCGTTCATGCGCGCGAGCGCGTAGTCGGTGACGGTAGTGACCGCGAAGCGCTCGTACTTCGAGTCGCTCGCGATGCTCGTCGCGTTCGCGTACAGCGCGGAGCCGGTGGCTCCCTGCGAGTACCCGACCGAGAAGTTGTAGGTTGCACCCTTTCCTTGGTCGGTCTTCTTGACCGAGTCCATCCATCCAGGGTTCTGCTTGTAGAAGGCGTGCGGAACGCCCGACGGGAAGAGCGCGATGGCGATCTTCGAGAGTGCGGCTGAAATGCTCATGATGAAATGCTCCGAACAGTGGGGGGTGGGTCGAGTGACTCACCGCGCAGTGCTGGGCGGTTTCATCGGCGCGAGCTGGCGCCTTGATTCAGTGTGCAGAATACAGGATTCGGCGTTACGCGCTAGCCTTTCGCATCTCACGAAGGAGACGCATCGCCTCCGCGCGCTTCTCGGCGGGAGTCATGTCCTCCGGCGACTTGACGACGACGGCGGCGGCAGCCTTCTTCGGCGTGATGCCGTTCTTCGAGGCCGCGGGAGTCTCCGCGGGCGCGTCGTCGTCGGCGTAGGCTGCGCGAAGTTCGGCGTCGACGCGGCGAACGAGCTCGTCCATCGGCGGAACCTTGCCGCCGTTCTCGCGCTGCATGATTCCACTGATGAGGTAGCCGTTTTGGATGGCCAGCGCGGGGTTTTTGCGCGCCAAGCGAGCCAGATACGGCGAGGATTCGGGTTTCGCGAGGTCGAGGAAGCTCTGTTCCTGCGACTGGCGCGCTGCGGTCTGCTCGCGCTCGGCGGCGGCTTGCTTTTCTGCCGCGCGCTCGGCTTCCATCTGCTTGCGGAACTCGGAAAGCTCCCGCATCGCGCGTTCGGCGACCGCCTCGGGCTTGCCCTCGATGAGTTTCGCCTTCACGAGCCCGTTGAGATCCACGCCGGTCTGTTCGAGGAACCTCGATGGGTCGTTCTGCGCGAGATTCCTCAGCGCGTTGAGCGATTCTTGGAACGTCGCGTTCTGCTTTTCGACCTGCGCGGCGCGCTCGTTCACTTCGCGCTCACGCTGAGCGATCCGCTCGTTCAGCTCGCGTTCTTTCGCCTCGATGTTGGCGAGTCGGCCGCGGATCTTGGTGGCAAGCTCCTTCTCGGGCGCGATCGCTACCTCGTGCTCGGCCTCGGCCGCGGGCTTTTCCTCTGCGGCGGGCGCCTCTTTCGGCGTTTCTGCGGCAGGCTCGCGCATCTCCTTGAGCGCTGCGATGGCCGCGTCGCGGGATCCGGGTTCGGTGACGGGGGTTTCTGCGCTTGTGGTGGTCGCTTCGTCGCTCATTGCTCAGCTCGGCATTCCCCCGGGCGGTGCTGCGCCGGGCATCGGTGGCATCCCGCCGCCGGGAGGCATTCCCGGAGGCATCATCGGTGGTGCGCCTGGCATCCCGCCGCCCATGTCGGGCGATGCGGGGCCGGGCATCGGTGGCGGCCCTCCCATCGGGGCTCCTGCCATCGGCGGCGGCGCGGGGTTCTGTAGCCGGTCGGCCTCGGTCGCGAGCTGGGTGAGGAGTTCGAGCCGGTCGTCGGCTGCGCCGTCGGCTTCCGCGCGTGCATACGCGTCGCCGACCATCTTTCGCAGCATCGACAGGTTCAGCATCGCCGATGGCACCGCTGCATCCGCATCGCCGTCCTGGAGGATCTTGTCGATGCGCATTCGGATCGCGTCGTACTGCGCGGTGATGAGGTTCGTCTCGTTCTCGAGGTCGGGGATGTCGCAGAAGTTCGCGACGCGATCCGGAGGCAGCAGCCCTTGCGCGACGAGCTCTTGCGCCTGCTCGACGCGGGCGGCGGCGCTGCGAGCCTTGAAGCTCGTGGGAGTCACCGCCCAGCGATACGAGCCCTCCGCGAGCTTCACGTCGTGGTAGCTCAGTATGCGCCCGGCTTGACCCTTGGCGCGCGCCATCGTCGTGAAGCCGTCGAGCCCGTCGAAGACCTTGGTCAAGAGCTTCGCGATGCGGACGAAGAAGCGGTCACGGTACCGCATCGGCTCGCGCAGGCCCTCCGCGTCCGTCTCCTCCATGATGCGCATGGCCACGCCGGACTTGACGCCGGTGGGCACTTCGCCCTGCGTGCTGAGCAGCGATGTTCTGGCGAGCGTTTGCATCTCGCTCTCGATGCTCTGTAGGTACTGAAACGCCTGAGCGCTGATGCCGTCCATGTTGAACGCGACGACGTCGGTGCCGGGGTTCTCCACCTCGAGGACGCTGCCGATGTCGTTGTCGAGCTTGCGAATGTTCACCTTTGCGCCCTTGCGCACGAGCACACGCGGGACTGCCATCAAGCGCATGGATTCGTCGATGCGGCGCGTCCACCGGTCGAGCGTCTCTTGCGGCGTCGCCAAGTCGGCCATCAGCGGATGGCCCCACATGCTGCGCTCGGGACGGATGCGCCAGCCCCACGCGAACGGCAGCTCATCCTCGTCCCACTCCAGCGTATCCTCCAACGTGACGTTCGGGAGCACGACGCTGTATCGCCCATCCTTCGCCTTCGGCCCGCTGCGTCGGTGCCACGCGAACGTGACGAGCACCTGGTCGAGGTCGTTCGTCCCGCGGTTGCGCACGAGCGGCGAGTCTGTCGAGATGCCCTCGGCTGAGAGGATCTTCTCCTCGGCGTCGGGAAACATCTCGATCAGCACATCGCGATCGAACACGCGCTGACGGAAGATCGCCCGGCCGTCGGCATACTGCCAATCCGTATCGTCGAGGAGAATCTCGAACGGGTCCACGCGCTCCACGACGGGCTCACCGTCGTTCGGGTAGACGTGCGCGAAGAACGTGCCCTTGTTCGCGAGGTCGGTACACCACAGCGGGTCCTGGTCGTACACGCCGAGGTCGTCGAACGCGCCTTCGAGAAACAGGTTGTTGTCGCGAGCTCGAAACGTGAGGTCGGTGTCCCCGTCTTTGACGACGACCATCGGCAAAACCTTCGCGCGGAGGAGCTTGCTCGTGTACGTCTCGATGAGCACTCTGGCGCGGTTGATCGTCAGCCGGCGCAGGGTCTTGGTGTTGCCGACGGTGGTCTTTTCCCAGTAGCGATCCTGGTAGATCTCCTCGTACCGGAGCCACGCTTGCCAGCGCGGCGCGCTCGCGTTCGTAAGCCGCTGCACGACGCCCGAAATGCGCTTGTGCGCCTCGTTCTCCTCGGCGTCCCACCATGGCTTACGGACGGGCACTTACTTCACTGCCTTGAGCGGCTTCGCGTCTTCCGAGACGTGCCACTCGTAGGCGACGATCGCCCCGGGCGGGATGACCTTCTGCCACGGAGACTTCGGGTGCGTGATGATTACCGAGCCGTCATCGAGGCATTCGAGCCGGTGACCGGAGGTTCCCTCATGGTCGAGGATGGTCCCCACGTAGCCGCCGCTCGGCCCCTTGAGCTGAATCACCTTCACCACTTCGATGCTCTTGAGAACTCTCATCGCCATGCCTCCGCAGTCGTGTGCCGATGCCCTGAAGCCGAAGCTCGTCGGCGACGTACGTGTAGATTCGCCCGCCGTTGCGTCGCAGGTGGAAGCCCACGAGCGCGCCGCTGTCGACGTCATGCGCCACGCTGCCGTGTGCCGCGCTAACGATGGCGGACGCGAGCGCGCGAGAGATGCCGGACGCGCGCGCTAGGCGCGTGACGATGTAGCCCTCATCGTCGGTGGTCGATGCGCGGTAGGCGAGTTTCAAGACGCGAACCCGCCCGCCGAGAACGCGCGCCGCGCCTCGCACTTGAGCATGAACGCGCGGAACACCTTCGCGGGGATGCGCAGCTCGATCTCCCCGGGCACGAAGAAGGGGATCGCGGCGATGGCCGCGACGCGGATCGGATCCGTCTGCGCCGCGTCGCCTTCCATGTCCCACTGCATGCCCTCGATGCGCACGACTTGCTCCTCACCGTGACAGCGCGCGCGAATGTCGGTGTAGTGCTCGCCGCCTGCAGTCATCCCGCGATCGGCCATGCCGTACTCCTCGACCGCGAAGCGCACGCCGAGCCGGCGGCTGCACACGTCGCACTGCGGATGCAGGTCAGAGCCGCAGTCGATGCCGCGCGCATCTCGCATCGACGCGTCGACGTCTCGCAGGGTGGACTCAGCGACGTAGAGCTTGGAGCGCCAGGCACGCATTGGCACAGCAACCGTGCCACGTTGTGCCGTGGGTGTCTAGTCCACTCGGCGCAGCAGGCACGGATGCACCGGGAGCCCCAGCTCTGGGTA